ATGGAAAAGCTCAACTTTGACACCGGCGTAAAGACCTACAGGGTGGGCGCCGGGGAGTTGAAATTCAATCCCAGCGACCCCAATGTCTATGCCCGGTTTCTGGAGGTGCTGGACGCGCTTTCGGCTCTGGAGGAGGAGCTGCCCGGTTCTGCGGGGCAGGAGGCGGCTGCCGCCCTTTCCGAGGCAGACAAGGCCCTCAAGGAGCAGCTGAACCATGTCTTCGGCCCGGGCAACGATCTGGAGGCTGTCTTTTCCGGGGTGAGCCTGCTGGCAGTGGGCAGCAACGGCGAGCGGCTGATCACCAATTTTCTGGCCGCCATCGAGCCAATCTTAAGCGCGGGCGCCAGAGCCTTTGCCGCGGCGGAGGCGGCAAAGCTGTGACGGATCTGTGGCAGCTTCCCACGGAAGCGGAGCTGGACGGAGCGCGGTATCCCCACAAGACCGACTACCGCCAGATGCTCAGGGTCATGGCGGTGCTGTCCGACGAGACAAGGCCTGCGCAGCTGCGCTGGCTCACGGCCCTGGCCTATTTCTATGAGGTGCCGATCCCCCGGGCTCTTGAGGAAGGGGCGATGGCCTACCTGTCGGACTTTCTTTCCTGCGGGGAGCAGGGGACGGCCGGTCCAAGGCTTCTGGACTGGGAAAGGGATGCCCCGGAGATCATCGCGGATATCAACCGGGTCTCGGGGCAGGAGATCAGAAGCCTTCCCTACCTGCACTGGTGGAGCTTCCTGAGCTTCTTTTACAGCATCGGCGAGGGCAGTCTGAGCCGGCTGGTGACCATCCGGGACAAGCTGTACCGGGGCAAAAAGCTGGAGCCGTGGGAGCAGGAATACTGCCGCACCCACAGGGATAAGGTGCGACTGGGGTCTCCCGAGACCCCGGAGGACACCGCCCGCCGCAAAGAACTGGAAGCATTACTCAGCTAAATGAGCGTTTACACGGGCAACTTGCGTTGCTGAATTCAAAATTCAAAATGCAAAATTCAAAATTAAGGTGTCGGCTACGCCGACTATTTCAAATCATTTGCGTTAGCAAATACCACAATTTTGCATTATGCATTTTACATTCGGCCTTTGGGCCGCTAAACGATCATTCAGCACAGCAGGAACGATACCGGGCAAGGGGAGCGATGCGAGCGCCGCCGGGGCGGAGAAAGCGAGCTGAGCGAGTGGCAGCGGTCGACAGATGCCAAGGCACTTCGCCGCCGAAGGCAGATGTCGGGCACCGCAACAGGAAAGGCAAAAACGACGCGTAGGAGTCTTGGCGCGAAGAGGGGGCGGCGGCTCGCCGCTCATTTACAGGAGGTACTATGACAGAGATCATGCATCTGAACAATATCGAAAACACCGCACAGCCGCTGGGGGGCATCAGCGGAGTAGCGGCCCGGGCGGCAAAGGGTCTGGGTGTCCTGGGCGGCCGGCTTTCGGGGCTGCGCGCCTCCGTTGAGCGGGTCTTCGTCCCCATCACCGCCCCCCGGATCCCCTGCCTTGCGCAGGGGGCGGTGCTGCCTGCGGGCAAGCCCTTTCTTGCCATGGTGGGCGACCAGCGCCACGGAACCAACATCGAAGCGCCCCTTGCCACCATTCAGGAGGCGGTGGCGCTGGTGCTGCAGGACCAGACCGATGCCATCGCTGCAGGCCTCTCGGCCTCCGTGGGGGTCCAGCGGGAGATCCTGGAGGCGGTGCTGGGCATCCGGATCGGGGACGAGACCATCGCCTCGGCCTATGACCGCTACCGCAGCCGCGCCGCCGTAATGAAAGGAGCTTCCCATGCGATCTGAGACCCATTTGTTTACCGTCAACGGCAAGCCCCTGCTTGCGCCGGATGCGGGGGTCAGTGTCAGCTATTGCGATATCAACGGCGCTGACGCGGGCCGTGACCAGAACGGGGTGCTGCACCGCAGTGTGCTGCGCTACAAGGTGGCGGTGTGGGAATTTGCCTACAGCCACCTGACCGAGGAGGAAAAGCGGTATCTGGAAGGGCTCTTTCCCGATGCGCCCACCTTCCGCTTTGGACATCCAAGCCGGAGCGATGCCTCCAAACAGGAAGAAACGGAGTGCTGCCGCTCCCAGTACGGCATCTCGTGGAAGAATGCCCGAACGGGTCTTTGGAGCGGTCTGAAATTTCAGATCACCGAGGTGTAGCCTATGGCGAGATATGAACTGCGCTTGCCCGACGGCACCGGCATCACCGCCATCGGCACGCTGGAGATCACATGGATGGTCAACGACGCCCATGACCTGTCCCTGGGCTCTGCCTGCGCCGCCATGCTGGAAGCGACGCTCTATGACCCGGTGGCCATCGAAGCGGATACGGAGCTGAGCTGCTATGAAGACGGTGTGCTTCTGGGGCGCTTCCTGTGCCAGCTTCCCCGGCGCACCGGCAGGCACACCCTTGCGCTGACGGCCTACGACGCCATGATCCGCTTCGACCGGAAGATCGGTGACTGGCTTGCCGCCCGCAGCTTTCCCACCACTGCCCAGACCCTGCTGGAGGAGCTGTGCGGCCACTGCGGCGTACCGGTTGGGGACGCGGTGCTGCCGGAGCTGACCGTGGAGGCTTTTTCCCAGCCGGAAATAACGGGGCGGCAGCTTCTGCAGTATCTGGGGCAGGCCTCCGGCAAATTCCTGCGCATCAGCCCCCAGGGCAGTCTGGAGGCGCGATGGTATCCGGAAACAGCCACCGCTCTGCCCCTCTACCGCATGAACAGCCTGACCCATGGGGACTATACCGCCGCCCCCATCCAGCGGGTGCTGATCCGCACCGGCAGCCGGGAGGTGGGCGCGGTCTGGCCGGACGGCTCTGGTGAGACCGCAAACACCTACATCCTGCAGGGCAACCCGCTGCTGCCGCCGGCATCCGACCGGCAGGCGGTGGCAAGACGGCTGTACGAGCAGTTAAAGGACTATCGCTGTACGCCCTTTTCCTGCAGCCTGCTGCCAGGAAGCACCATTGCTGCCGGCGACACCGTATGCTTTACCGATGCCGGTGGCAATACCCATACCGTCCCGGTGATGAAGCTGACGCTGAAAAACGGTCTGCGTACCATTCAGGCCACCGCGTCGGCATCTCTGCAAAGCACCGAGGCGTTCAACCGCCTGGAAATGCAAAGCCTGCCGGGGCGGGTGCTGCTGGTGGAGCGCACCGCCGAGGGGCTGAAGGCGGAGAACACCGACCTCAAGGGAAATGCCGCCGCTCTGGCGCTGACGGTAGACGGCATCACCGGCCGTGTAACGTCGGCGGAGGAGAAGGCGGAGCAGTATGCCCTGAAAAGCCAGCTGTCCGTTTTGGAGCAGGACGCCTACGGCCTTTCCCTGTCGGTAACGGAGCTGCGCCGGCAGATTGACGACAAGGCAGACCAAAGCCAGCTGACGGAGCTGACGGAGCACTTCCTGTTCGGCGCTGACGGCATGACCATCACCAATTCCGCCACGGGCATGGGCATATCCGTCAGTGAGCAGCGGGTATCCTTTACCGGCGGCGAGTCTCCCACCACGGTCATCACCCCCAACGCCATGCAGACCACCAATCTGCGGGTGGACACCCGGCTGGATCTGGGAAATTTCTCGTTCCTGCCCCGCAGCAACCAAAACCTCAGCCTTCGCTATACCGCTAAATGATCGTTTAGCGGCCCAAAGGCCGAATGCAAAATGTAAAATGCATAATGCAAAATTGTGGTATTTGCTAACGCAAATGATTTGAAATAGTCGGCGAAGCCGACACCTTAATTTTGAATTTTGCATTTTGAATTTTGAATTCAGCAACGCAAGTTGCGCGTGTAAACGATCATTTACAGCACCAAGAAAGGAGCATTCCATGGACTTTCTGAAAAACCTGGCCGGTCTCATCAAGGTCAAGACCATTGTGACCATCACCGTCATGGCGGTGTTTTCCGTCCTTGCCCTGCGGGGTGCCATCACTGCCGACAATGTGATGATCGTGGTCAGCACGGTCATCGCCTTCTACTTTGGCACCCAGCACGAAAAATAGCATGAACGAAAAGCAGGAGCGGTTTGTGGCGGAGTACATCAAGGATCTCAACGGCACTGCCGCCGCCCGGCGGATGGGCTATGGCTCCGGCAGTGCCAAAACCACCGCCTACCGGTTTTTGCGGCAGACTGCGGTTCGGGAGGCGCTGGCAGCGGAGCTGACCAGGCCATCTCCTGCCCGGGTCATCGCGGAGCTGCAGAGCGTAGCCTTTTCCGAAGGCTCCGACGAAAGCGGCGCGGCGGTGAAGCTGACCAGCAAGCTCAAGGCGCTGGAGCTACTGGGCAGGCATCTGGGCCTGTTCGACCCAACCGCCCAAAAGCCCCAGACCCCCGTCACCATCATTGAAGATTTACCGTCTGCTGCTGTCATCCTGAGCGAGCGAAGCGAGTCGAAGGATCCGCAACTCGAAAGAACGGATTCTTCGGCTGCGGGCTTCGCCCTCCGCTCAGAATGACATGCGGTTTCAGCGGGTCACTGTGAAAAAAGGAGCACTCTATGGAAATCCGCCTATCCTCCCTCATCGGTCCAGCCTTTTATACTTCCCATGCCGCCGTCAAAAACGGCGCTTGTGAGATCGTGGAAAGCGGCGGCCGCGGCAGCGGCAAGTCAAGCTATCTGTCCATCGAGTGCCTTTTGCAGCTACTGCAGCACCCCGGCTGCCACGGGGCAGTGCTTCGCAAGGTGGGCAACACCCTGCGCACCTCCGTCTACGCCCAGTTAAAATGGGCAGCGGAGGCGCTGGGGCTGGGGGAGTATTTCCGCTTCACCCTGAATCCGCTGGAAGGGGAGTACCTGCCAACGGGGCAGAAGCTCCTGTTTCTGGGCATGGACGACCCGGGGAAGCTGAAATCGCTGAAAATGCCCTTCGGCTATATCGGCATCGTCTGGTTCGAGGAGCTGGACCAGTTCACGGCGGAGGATGTGCGCTCTGCAGAGCAGTCCCTGCTCCGGGGCGGCAGCTACAGCCTGAGCCTGAAATCCTTCAACCCGCCGCCTGACCCCTCCCACTGGACAAACCTCTACCCCTTAGAGCCGAAGGAGGGCAAATTCTGCCACCACTCCACCTATCTGGAGCTGCCGCCGGGCTGGCTTGGAGAGCGCTTCCTCCGGGACGCGGAGCACCTCAGGCAGGTCTCACCGGTGCTCTACGCCAATGAATATCTGGGGCAGGCGGTAGGGCAGGGCGCGGCGGTGTTTGACAATGTGCGCATAGAGCCCGTCGACGAGAGGAATTTCGAGCGCGTCATCTCCGGCGTCGACTGGGGCTGGTGGCCGGACCCCTGGGCGTTCAACCGGGTCTGCTACGACAGCAGGAGCAGGACGCTGTACATCTTCGATGAGGCCACACGGCACAGGACCTCCAACCGGGACACGGCTTCCCTGGTCAGGGAACGCACCACCCCGGGAGAGGTCATCGCCGCCGACAGTGCCGAGCCCAAATCCATCGCGGACTACCGCGCCTTCGGCCTATCCTGCCGGGCGGTAGAAAAGGGGCAGGGGAGCGTAGCCTACTCCATGAAGTGGCTGCAAAGCCTTTCTGCCATCGTCATCGACCCTGTCCGCTGTCCGGACACGGCAAAGGAATTCGCATCCTACAGCTACCGAAATGGGCAGTACCCCGATGAAAACAACCACCATATCGACGCGGTGCGCTACGCCACCAGCACCCTCTGGCGCAGAGGCCAGTAG